CAAGTAAATTACCAATCTGCGGACGTTGATTCTATCGAGGGCCGAAGCTCTTTCTTGAAGCGTCTTTTGTCCGAATACTACCAAACCAGTCGATGGAAAGGAAGCGATAGGATTAATCTTGGCTTCGTAAAGAGTGTCACGGTCCTTAGATGTTAATCTCTCGGTGACATTAGTAATCGGGATACCAGCGGCTCCATCCGAAAGGCCTCCGCGGTTAAATCCGGCCGGTGCGAACCAGAGGTGAGCGCGAGCTTGCGAAGAAGCTAAAACACCCATCATTGCTACACTTGGCGGGATCCACACTAATTGGCTGCTTGTTTCATCAAGGGTCTGTACCCAAGGATAGAACGTTGCACCGTACGAAGAATCAAGTCTTCTGTTCTTGAGTGTGTTAGCGACATTTTCAGCGCCAGAACCAAGTCGTCCCGAGAATGCTGAACTGTATGCCTCATGATTCGGAGTGTATACGCCGGGCAAGTCAATGAGTGCCATGGCGTCACCTCTATCTTCACAAACATTCATTTCATGTACTGTCAGGGCATCGGCAGTAAGGCCCGGTACAGTCAACAAGTTCATGTCAACAGCTTCTGGATCAGCTACTGTATCAATTGCTCTCTTAACAGTGAAGTGTGCAGAACTGTTTAATTCAGTTGTACTTGAATCCATTAATGAGTTAGCAAACGGATCTGGAACCTTAACGTTCATACCATCGAAGCCACCAAAGAATGGGGCAGTGAATCTATTAACCCTTGCATTAAGGAGTGTTTCATAGCCTTCATTAGTGTAAGATACCTCATTGCCATGTGAACCCGACTCGTAGTAAAATATTGAATTATCACCAACCGTGGTTGCTCTAATATCGTCAAGCGTGAACATATAGCCGTAACCATCAACACCTGTTGTGGTGGATGATGCAGGGTCTACGCTCTGAGCAAACCTATCGTCCAACATTACGTGCATGTCTGCAACACTATCATCGTGACGAGTGCTAGCTGCTGTGCGGGTGTTGCTAAATCCATAATATGCGTTCTTTTGATCAGACATACTGCCGTCGGAGCCGTTAGTGCGCAGTCTGTCAGTTGGGAACACAAAAGATGCGGAATAAGCAGAAGCCGAGGGGCTTACCTGAAGGAATGGCATGAGGCCGGATGGTACGTACGGCCCGCCGCCCACTGCGGGGGCACCAAACGCTCCTGAAGTCATGCCAATCATGCTGGCTTCGGGCGCCTTTCCATCGGTCGATGAAGCGCTGACGTAGTTAACTGTAGAGTACCTTGGGGGCCCAAAGTATCCAAATGGAAGCAATTTAGCGTTAGTAACACCAGCATCAACTTCAGTGTTCATATCAACATAAACATACTTTGATTGATTTGGATAAGAGCCGTATTGCTTTAACTGACGAGCTTGGTTATCCCAATCGTAATATGTGTCACCAATCTTGCGTGCAACATAATTTGGAGAAGTTGGATCAAGAGTACATTTGTCAAAACGTTCCATGACAATTACCTTGTTGTCGGAATCCTGAAGTTGTCGAATAACAACTGAGAATGTACCGTAATCAGAGGTACTGGTGGTTGATTGTCTAATTTTTTCAATTGACACCTTGCAGTTTTTCTGCAACCACTCGCCATGGCCGCGGCCAATCAAGCGGAAAAGTTTCTGTTGCGCTTCTGCAACAAAGTTTTCTGGATCACCACTTAAATCTTGACCAATGAACCAGCCGGCTTTAGCTTCTTGTGCTGGCTTGCGTCTTTTGTGAGGACCAAGCGTAGTTGAACCCGAAAGAGTGAGAGGATAAATCGCACCAAGTAACCCAGTGTTGTCTGGGGCAACTACGCTATTATCTCTTAAGAATTGTTCAAACGTTTCACCAAGCCAATAGGGCTTGTGAGCATCGGAGTTATAGTATGTTCCAGCAGTGCTGGCAACCGATGGGTTCGTATTGAACTTGTCTCTAATATAAGAATCTGTATTATCGTTGAAACCAAACTTAATCGTTTCATCATAGGTACCGCCGGCTGTCGCAATCTTGACTTTAAACAAGTTGTCGGTGTCAGCTTTAATAAGTTTACCAATTCCGAGGGCCTCGTTCTCAGCACCGTCGCCATTCCAGAAAGTTCCTGAAAGTTGAATTTGTGATCCTGAATTGCAGTACCAAATAGCACCTAAGCGTCCGGTACCGGGACCGAATACTTCGCCGGTCGACTGGCTCATTGCAACCGATGGGAAAACAAACAATCCATATGCACCACCATTAGAAATGACCGCGGTTGCGTTTGGGTTGTTTGTGGTATCCCAGCCAGCCTTACCGGCAGTAGTTGCTTGTGGGTGTTCTGCACCCAATAATCTAATATAAGTAAGAGGGGCTACGTTTGCAGCCAAGAAAGCTTTGGAAGCGTATGTTCCGTACATTGGTGATGTGAAATTTCCGTTGCGAACGACGTCGCCTCCGGCACCGCCGGGTACTGTATTACCGAATACTTCAACGAATTCAGAATACGACTGAACCTTAATGGGCTGTAGCCCTAAACCTCTAGTAGCGCGGCCAACGACCACGGGACCAATCTCTTGGGACGATCTGGGACGGAATGAGTTATCAATCTCATTGATAAACACTCCGGGAGATACAAACTTAAAACTTTTTACTGACATGTTATGAAACCCTCTTTACAATTTTGTATTAATTGATGTCATCAATCATACTTTAAATAGTATTTTGGATTTCAAAAGGATATTCAGGAACCAAGAAAAACAACAGTTCATGTCCTGAAGTGCTTAAAAATCAATAAAACCGTCTGGAACAGTCGATTCTTTGGGGAATACGTACTCTACTACATTCTCATCTACTCGCACCATAGGGCGGTCATCATTTGGCCCTTCTCCGATTAAATATCCCAAAACTCTTAAAGAAACTTCGGTATTAAATTCTCTAATATCTTCATTTAAGTTAGCTAAGTTATTGTTATGTGTGAAGTTTTGATCAATAAAGACTTCATATATGTGACCGTTGCGAGTAAGTGAAAGTGCATTAATTTGACCAGTTCTTGCGATGAACGGTGTAATAAGCTCATTCATGTTTTGCTGATATTCCGTTTTTAACTTAATCTTATATTCAACATTTACATACACCGGAATTGGTATAGACATTGTTTTAATAACGATCTTTTTGTTAGATCGGGGGTAAAATTGCTGTTTTTTACCGTCTGCATTACTTCTAGTTCCTGAAGCAATTGCAAAGTTTTGAGTTTTGTCAGGAACAATCCTTTTTGCAATCACAAATCGACCAGAGCGTCCGTTTTTGTCGGTCGAATAGGTGTGTGCTTGGAATGAGCCTTTTTGCTCTGGATTTTTTACTACATTTGTGCGTTCAACACTTATTAAGGGAAGTTTGAGAGTGTTATTGTCGTCTCTAAGCTCTTTCTTGTTCTTGATCTGATATGCTCTCTCTGGTACTTGCCATAAAACAGGTACATTTACTCTTCCTTCATTTGTATCACAGAACAATTCTAAGTCTTCTTTCAGCCACGACATTATAACATAATCTATGTCTTCAATAGTGGACGAAAACATGCCTATTTCTTTAAGTGTAAATTCACTAGACCCTTCTGGGAGTAATGCGAAGTCAAAATTATCAGGAAGCATCGAAAAGTCCCTTTCTTGCGCGTTTACACATCGCGGAAATCTCAAACGTTTGGTCGACCTGACCAAAAAGCTTGCGAGGTTGTGATAACTTCACAATCTCATAGTAAATATCACCATATAATATAAAATCGCCTTCACGAACATAGATGTCTTGATCTTCCTCTAAACGGCGTTTGTGAAAATTCACTGTTATTTGTGATGCTCTGTCAATTCCAAAACCTTCTAAGTAATTTGTACTTTCTTCATTAAACTCTATTAATGCATAGACACGAATTGGTGCCAAGAACGTTTTTTCGATGGCTTCGCCGTACATGTCGTGAAAATTCGTTGTTTCTAGGTCAATAGCATAGTATAAGACCTGTTGGCCTATTACTTTTTCAACAAGTTCATCATTGACTTGTTTTACAAGATCTCGCTCTTTTTTACCTAAAAATAAAGGCGGTGGAGGGGCAGCAGGTTTCTTCCATTCATCGGACATTTAAATTACCCCACATAGATCCCAAGAGGACTAATCTTAAGAACGTTTGTTGATGCATCAGCGACCTCTTGATCTTTCTTAACCAATTCTGGGTATTCGATTTCTTTCAGCATTTCTACAAGTTTATCTTTAAGATCTTGTTGTTCATCTTTTGCTTGCGACAGCAATTCGCTGTGATTAAGTGTGACACTCTCACCCGGAATGGGCAATGTTGTGAATTTGCCGCGGATCTGGCCCAACATCTCTTTGCAAAGAGCAAGAGAGTATTTTCTAATCCACTGCTGTCCCATAGAGTTTATGTTCTTGAACGGAATATTGTCAAAGGGTATCGTGTTGATGTTATTCACACCTTCGACGCCTGCATTATAAGAACCAGTTTCAAATGGCTGCATATCTACGTAAAACCTGAGCCATATTTCATCCTGTAAGCTGTCAAAGCCGTAATTTGTTGGTGCTGGATATAATCTCAGATTGTTGTCAATAAGTTCATAGGAATAATTTGATGTTCTTGTATTAATTGAGTCTTCATACATTATGGCTTGCATTTTGTTTTGCCAAGTAGGAATAATCTCAAAAGTTGCATCATCTGCGAATTGTCCATACGTTGACATGTTTCCTACGACACCAGTACCACCATAATAGCCATAAAACCTCCACATTGCGCGTGGGGACCTGTAAAAAACCTTTGTT